CCGAATAGACGACATATAAATCGGGCGACCAACAGGCATCGTCGAATACGGTGTAGCATCTTCCCTGGGAAAGCTGCGCCCCGCAAAATTTTGATTGCTGCCTCGCACTGGTTGCTGGGGCGCTTGCACCGGCGCTTGCGCTTGCACTGGCGCTTGCGCTTGGGGCGCTTGCGCTGGCTCCTGGGGCGGCTGATAGGGCTGATAGTTGCTACCCTGAATCGGATATTGGTTGTAGTAGCCAGCCATAGGCTGCATGACCTGGGTGCTTGACCCGTACATATCCATCATAGGATTGTACCTCGATTGCATCGTCGGAGCCTGCTGCCTCGGCTGCTGGAATTGCGACCAATCAACCGTCGGCGCAAAGCCGCCGCCTTTGCCTCCCCCACCACCTTTATTCATCGACATCTTGAATCTCCTTAAACATCGATACATGACTAATCTTATAACCGATATCATCCAATACTTTTGTCCAGCCTTTGCGACCAGACAGCGTTATATATTTGGCATCCAAAGCCCGACCAAATTGCGCAAAGGTTTCGTCCATATCTTTAATCTGCGCGAGATCTCCTGCCGCTAAAAAAATGTGAATGACACGAGCCCGTGGGTAGCAGATGACTTCTGTGACCACGCAGCTTTTCTCCGCCGGCCAGAAGTGCATGCGCCCATCAGCCACCGCGTCAACGATGTCTTCAAACAAGTGTGTGCCGCCAGAGAACTCCAGCGCACTGTCTAACAATTTACGATAAGGCAGCATTGCCTCTAGGGCGCTGCTTGCTACTAAAGCTGCTTCTGCGTTCATAGTGCCGTTGCTCCTAATGTGCCTGAATTATCGACGGTGACGCTGTACCGGGTTCCATTCGGCGCACGAAGTATTAATCGTGCCGCGCCAATCTCGACGTCCTGATTCTTCTTGTGATTAAGTTGATCAGCTTGCTCGATCAGAGTGTTCATCTGATTAATTGTGGCGCTATCGTATCGATCGCTGGCGCTAGGCAAGATCATCGCGCACTACCCGGCACGACATCTAATCGCATCACGCCCACTCGCCAATCTGTTGCCACATTGCCCGTCACGCGCATGCTCACCTCGCGCCCTTGAAAGCGCACGCTTGTAGGGTTGGACATCTGGTATGGGCCGTAAGACGATTCGGCGGCATTCGGGTATAGGCGAGTCTTGAATGTGGCCGTCACGTCACCCTGCGTCTGCTCGTCAGGAATCAAAGTACGAGCAACCATCAGTCGATCTCCATTGCCAAGCTGCACAGGGCCGCTCTCTGCAAAAACTTCTGAAGAGTCGTAGCTATATCCGACCTCCTGCTCGTAGATGTAGCCGGTTGAGCTGACGAAATTGGGATAAATGAACTCGCCAACATCGGCGCCAGCCGTTCTATCGATAGCACCAATCGTCCAATAATTTTCGCGATAGTTCCACGCGACATACCGATCGTTCTCAGTCGCGTCGGACGATGGGTAGAACCACCATACCTCGCTGAACTTGCTGTTTAGCACGCCGAACACTTTGGACCGCTGAGCCACGTTGATGTCGTTAAAAACAAAATCACCAACGGAGCTCGGCAAGGCCTTTACCCCGCCGTCGTAGATATGAAAAGAATTAGTACCCATCCAGACGGCGATATTGTCTGCCCTCACGCAGGCGTTAGCTGACGCTATTCCGCAACCAGTGCCGACTCTTTGAAATCCATAGACGTATGGCGGTCCCTGGTATCGCGCAACATGCGCATCAACGTTGGTTATAATCAGCGTCTCACCGCGAAGACTTCGTGCTGCAATAATATTGCCGCCAGTTGCGAGCGTGAACCCACCGGCCTGGTTGGTAGCTGACGCCGTCCATGTGGTGAAATCTTCCTGGTCGCACCATTCGACTCGATTGCCCTCTCCGCCGGCGCCGAGCGCAAAGACAAAGCGCTCATCTGTAGTTATGATCGCGTTGTTGCCTGTTGGCGCTTGAGCGATGACTGTTGCGACGTTGCTGGTATTGTTCGTCCATACATAAATCTTGCCATCGCTTGTCGAGCACCCGAGCAAAAATTGCCCCCAGGTATCAAGAGACCAGGTTGTGGCGGAAGTGTATGGCCCGGTATCTGGCCGACTAGTTCCCCACTGACTCGCACCCCAGGTCAGCGCGCCCCAACCAAGATTCTGCTCAGCATCAGCGGAGCCAGCAGCAAAGCCTGCCGGCGTGATGTCAAACAAAGCATTCGCCTCATCGATCGCGTACAGCTTGTTGCTAGTGCCTGCGACCGTCCGCCTGTCACCGGCGTTATCACGGTAGGTAATGAGGGCTCGACAAACGCCATCCATAGCGCTAGTTGTGCGCAAGCGCCAACCTCCTACCGGCTGCATGCTCCCTTCATACCAACGCACAAGGTTAGCGTCGTTCCAGGTGTTTGCTTGTTGGAGATTAGTGCCGTTCTTCACGACGCCAGGCGGTATTGCTAAGTTCATCAGCGGCATATTAGTACGACCAAATTGTTGGCTGTGGAAGACTGTCTGCGATGTCAAGGTGGATAAAACGACTTCGCCCTTTCTGGTTAACGCCTATTCTTTTGATCCCATGCTTGAGCGCTATCTCGACGACCTTGAGCGCTTGTTCTCCGGTGACGGCAACATCGCAAGCCAAGCCCATTGAATGCGAGCCTGGCTTTGACTTTGCTTTTTCGATTGGATGCTCTGCGCATCGATATCCCGAGCTAATCAAAAAAGGGAAGCCTGCTTCTTCTCGAATCTCATCGAGCAAAGCTGTAAATCGATCTTCTATTCCGATCTTGCCGCAATGCTGGCACACGAATTCGTCGTCGTGGAAATATTTCAAATCAATCTTCTCATCATTTTACTCGATGAACTCCCTTTGTCTTCTCCAGCGTCCTGAGACCGCCAAGCCCTAAAAGACCAAGTAAGACCGGCATCATTGTATCTAAAGGGACCAGCGGTATAACCACCTCAACCTCTAGCAACGCCAGAACAAAATTTGCAAATGGCGTGACGATAAAATTACCCGCCATACCCAGTACGCATACCCAGCCCGTAGCCGGTCGCCAGCCCGACACAAAAATGGAGCTGCTGGCTGCTTCAGCCTTATTCACTGCCATCTGGGCCAACGCATTTTCTTGCGCGTACTTCTCAGCCATTGTTGCAATTTCATGCGCCAGCGCCTTTCGCTGGTCCTTATCTTCTACGAATTTACCAAGTAATCCGCTAACTGGCCCGACTAACGAAGCAATTACACTCAACCGTCTAGCTCATCGACAGTAACCTCTGACGACTGAACAGATGCGATCAGAGCGTTGGTAAACTGACTTTCTGCGACCTGGGCAATTTGCATGTCCATTGTTGCAATTTGAGTTTTGTTTTTGCAGTTGGCGATTTGGGCAACCAAGTGCTGCTGCTCCGCTGTCATCTCTGCCGGATCATATTCCTTGTCATCGATAATTATCATTATTCTCGCTCCTTAAATTTTATTTTTTGCCTAATAGTTTTTGAACAGTGTCGGACTCGTAAATTCGCAAGGCCATCCAAATTATTGTAAATAGGCTGGCCATTGGAGGAAGCCACGCTGCCAGCGTTAAAACTGCTGTTGATGCGGCAACAACATCCACCACGTCTTTTCCGTTGTTAACCATATAAACACCTATGCAGCAGTACCGCTTTCTGTAATGAATGTAAAAAAAGCAACGATCATGGCAATGGAAACCATCGCGCCCACGCCGATTGTCGCAGCGTCGATCATGTTTTGCTTCAATCGCATCTTGGCGTATAGATCACGCTCTCTAGCAGCGCGAATGTCCTTACGCATCTGCATCATCTCTTGATACTCTGCGACCCCAAACCTCATCACGATCATCGACCGCAGCTCACGCTCATGCTCCAGCAACTTCTTTTTGGCGATGATTTGATTTAACGCCTCAGTCTCGACAGACTCAGAAGCAACCAAGCGTCTAAACGCGCTCGGCTTTTGCAATTCTCCAGCAGCCCTGATGTCGCTTGCTGCTGTGTACCATTTGCCTAACTGCCCTGCCATCTGCTCAAGCTCTGCGCCGCGACCCATCAAGGTTTGGACGCTTTTAAATGCAGAGTTAGCAACGGCCAGTGCAGCCATGACCTCGATCATTACTTCTGCTTGGCCTTGTTGTTGAGGAATGCAAATGTTTCCATCAGCTTGTAAGCCTTTGCCACCCACGCGTCATCTTTGGGAGTGTCAGTGTAGTTCGCAACGACACTAGCCGCAGTGACCAGCG